ACGTAAACGCATCTCGCAATAGATTTTCGTTTGATTTTGATGAAGGGTGTTTAATAAGCGGAGATTTTATTGAGCTTGCTACGACAGATGGCACCACCTTGGATTTTGTTGATTCAAGCGGCTGGAGCGATAATACTGTCTATTCCAGCGGTAACTGGTACGTTTTTATTGACGAACTAGGCGGTATCAGACTGTACGACAACTTCGATGACAGCCTTGAAGGCAGCACTTCCGGCCTAGTGTCGCTTGTGGCGATCAATCGTGATATTCCAATTACGACAACAGTACGCGATCGGGGCGGACGGTTGCTAGCTTGTGTTACCGACTACGAATTAAATACCAACCGTGAAACTGTTGATATCACCGTATTAAGCGATCGGTATCGCCAGCAGTACAGCTCGCTAATCACAGGTAGCGGACGAATTACAGCTCAATGGGATTACGTCAACGAAGCTAGCCAGGAGCCTGTTCATTATCTAATGCAGCTTGTATTGCGCACTGAAATTGGATCTGGCCTGCATATTAAGTTGTATATCAAAAGTCAAAATACTGATGCTGCAGGAGGCGCCTTTGCTGGAACGCAGTTTAACGACTCTCTTTGGTGGGAGTTTGATGCGCTGATCACCAACAGCGCCACCAGCTTTGCACCGGGCGACATTATTGTTTCCACTATCGACTTTGTGGCTACTGGCCCGATCAAGCTGCGTTCGAGGACGACGATCCCCAGTCGATTGCTCCAAGAGGCTGGCGATCCTATCCTGTTAGAACAAGGCGGTTACCTGCTTCTCGAAGGTGAAGACGCGCCCTAAGATGGTTGTACTGACCTAAGCGAGCACAATGGCAGACCTGCGGATCAGCGAATTACAGACGCTTGCAGGCGCCAACCTCGCTGCTGGCGACTTCCTGCCCCTCGCTGATGTAAGCGCTAGCGAATCGCGCAAAATCACCGTAACCGACTTTTTGGGCAATGCCGTCACGCTGATTGCTGATGACACCATTCCAAGCGGCAAAATTCTGTTTGGTGCCGAAAGCGTCCCAGGCTCAGCGATTGAAAACCTAGGTGTAGACAGCAGTCAGATCGCGGCAGGTGCTATTACTGCTGCAAAGCTTGCTGATTTCTCGTCGGTCAATTTTGTCGCTTCCCTACCCGCTAGTGGCGCATTTCGCGGTCAGCTTGCTGTTGACACCGTAACTCTTGCCGTCTACGCATGGAACGGAAGCGTTTGGCAATCCATTAAAGCCGCTGGAAGTGTTAATGCTGTAATTGGCGGCAGTGCCGGCATCGTCAATATCTCTGTCAGTCAGACAGGCGATACCGTCACAATCAATACAACCCTTGACGACACCAGCGCAGCTGCTCAGTTTTTAGCTGGTCCGAGTGGAACGGCAGGCACGGTTAGCTATCGCGTAATTACATCCGCAGATTTGCCTACGGCTACTACAGCAGATAAAGGCGCTGTTGTTGTAAATGGCAATGGCCTAGCGATGAGCGGCGATGAAATACAAATTGACAACACTGTTGCACCAAATACAGCTGAGTACCATCTCACTAGATATGACGCAAACGGTCTTGTCACAAGCGGTCGTCAAATTAGTGCCGCAGATTTACCTGCTGCTGCCACCGGAACACTTGGTGCTGTTTATCCCGGTTCTGGATTGGACGTAGATGCAGGTGGTCAGCTAAATCACTCAAATGCTGCCACACCTGGAACATATACGAAAGTCATAGTTGACGCACAAGGGCACGTCACGACAGGCGCAACACTTAGCGATACTGACATACCTGATATTGACGCCACAAAAGTAAACTCAGGTGTTTTTAGTGCAGATCGTTATGCAAATAATTCAATAGTTGGAGCCAAATTAGCCAACAGCTCAACGGTTCGTTTTGGTGGCGCTGATTCTACTGCGGGCGTTGTTTCTTTCCCGACCGCTGAATTCACTGGTCAGTATTTCTTTGATTCAATTAACGGCGATCTTTATTTGTGGGATGGTAACGCTTGGCAGGCAATCACTATTACAGCTGGCGAAATCGTTTATGCCGGTACATTTGATGCTTCTGCTGGTTCTGGTACAGGTGAAATTGCATCGCTTACTACGGCTGGACAAGCCATCGGTTTGACTGTTGGAGATCCATTGCCTGTTGCTAGCGCAACGAACAACCGTTACTACTTGGTAGTCAGCGTTGGTGGCACAATTACAAGCGGCAATGCACCTAACGTTGCCTTGGCTGCGCCGGACATGATCTTGTCCAATGGCGCTAGTTGGGAAGAAATTGATGTATCAACATCGGTTACTGGCGCAACTCAAGCCAGCGGCATTACTGTTACTCCGACTGGAGGCATACAGTCAACCAATGTTCAAGCAGCGCTAGCAGAACTCGATACCGAAAAGATTGGCGCTGCAGGCGCAACAATTACTGGCGAATTGTTAATTGGCACTACTGGTGCATTGGCATTTGAAGGTAGCACCGCCAATGATTATGAAACGTATTTAGCTGCAACTGATGCCACGGCAGATCGCACAATCACATTGCCTGATGTAACTGGCACTGTCATTACAACAGGCGATACAGGCACTGTTACTAATACGATGCTGGCGGGCAGCATTGCATTAAACAAGCTGGTTAATTTGACTAGCGGGAACATTATTGTTGGCAGTTCAGGTAATGTGCCAACCTCAGTTGCTGTGACAGGTGATGTCACTATTAACAATGCAGGTGTTACAGCAATTGCTGCTGGTGCAGTTATCAATGCTGATATTAGCGCTAGTGCTGCTATTGCATTCAGCAAACTGGCAACTCTTGCCAGTGGCGCTGTGCTGGTTGGTAACTCAAGCAATGTTGCTGCAGCTGTTACACCAACTGGCGACATAACAATCAGCAATACAGGTGTTACCAGTATCGCTGCAGGCGTTGTGGTCGATGCTGACATCAGCGCTACTGCTGAGATTGCCGTTAGCAAACTGGCTGATGGTTCTGCTAGACAGCTGCTCCAAACTGATGCTGCAGGCACAGGTGTTGAATGGACTAGCAATGTTGATATTCCTGGCACGCTCGACGTAACAGGCGTCGGTACGTTTGACGCTGCTACTCGCGGCGCGATTGGTACTTTGACGGATGGGGCAACAATTACGCCTGATTTTGCTGTAGCAAATCATTTTAGTGTGACACTTGCTGGCAACCGCACGCTGGCCAATCCGACTAATATCGTCGCTGGGCAGTCTGGCTGCATCTGGATCACGCAAGATGGCTCCGGTAGCCGGACATTGGCCTATGGGTCGAGCTGGGACTTCACCGGAGGCACGGCGCCGACGCTTAGCACCGCTGCGGGAGCCCGAGACTGTCTGGTTTATGCGGTGCAGTCAAGCACGCAAATCACCGCCACCCTGATCACCAACCTGAGCTGATGATTCCCGGAAGCGCTAACTCCCTACTGCTGGCCAGTGCTGCTGGAGCTGCTGGTGGCGGGTATCAGATCGAGAGAAGCTTGAGGTTTAACTCAGCAGACTCGGCATACCTTAGTAGAACACCAGCGTCTGCAGGTAATCGTAAGACGTGGACCTGGGCGGGGTGGGTGAAGCGTTGTAGTCTTGCAACTAGGCCAGTATTATTTTCCAACATTGATGCTAGCAATAACAACGGTTTTGTCCTAAACTTTTTAGCAACTGGAGAGCTTCAGGCTTATGAATTCGGCGGCTCTACTCCATTTAATGTGTATACAACTTCTGTATACAGGGATCCTTCTGCGTGGTATCACGTTGTTTTCGTGCTCGATACCACAGACGCAGTGGCATTCAGCAGAACCAGAATGTACGTCAATGGTGTTCAGTCAACCCTGACTACTGCTGTATCACCTAGCCTTAACTATGATGGGTTTTGCAATAATACACAGCTTCACGCTATAGGAAGGCAGGGAAACTATTCGGCTAACTACCTCAACGGCTACCTTGCCGATATTCACTTCATTGACGGCCAAGCCCTAACACCCGGTAGCTTTGGTGAGCTTGACGGCAACGGCATTTGGCAGCCAAAAGCCTATAGCGGCTCCTATGGGACTAATGGCTTCCACCTTCCTTTCAGCGATAACAGCACTGCTGCGGCTCTAGGAACAGACGCCTCTCCGCAGGGCAACACTTGGGCTGTTAATAATATCAGCGTCGCTGCTGGTGCAAACAACGATAGTCTCGTCGATAGCCCAACAAACTACGGCACTAATACTGGGATTGGCGGTGAAATTAGAGGAAATTATTGCACGTGGAATCCGCTGCGGCTTGCCGGAAGCTCGACTCTTTCTGATGGTAATCTTAACAGCAATAACCTTACAAGTTTAGCAAATGAAGGCAACATAGCAACAGAAAATTCTGGAAAATGGTATTGGGAAGTTTCTTTATCCGGGACTGTTACAGGCATTCCTGGCATTGGCTTTAAGCTGGTCTCTAGCGATAACAAAGATTATCCGGGTTATGTTGCAGCGAGTTGGGGGTATTATGGCAACGCCTTAAAAAGAAACAACATTGTAGGAGGAGGTAGCGCAATCGCTTACGGAGCAGCATACA